TGAGTCATTTGTTCAACAATCTGCTACTGAGGTAAGCATCAAAGCTGGGCAAAATGAAGCAGGGTTACAAGAGTATGAGGTTAACAAAGAGTCATGCTCTCAGCAAATCTTTTGCCAATGGGCAATGTGGGAGGGTGAAGACGTAACCGAGGATCACGGTACAATTGACGTAGATTTGAGCTTTATTCTTGCCCCTGCTGATGTGAACTTGATTCGCACTATCTTCGAGGTAATTAATAAAGGATTAACAGAAGAAGCTGCTACTGAGATTTTGCATAGGATTAATTTCTTACCAAAGGATCAAAAAATTGTGGCGATCGCTCAGCCTGTTGAGGTGGTTGCTGCTAATCAAAGCCAATCGGTAGAGACTGATGATGAAGATGACAGCGAAAATGATGAAGAAGATGAAACGGAGTCGGAATCATGATTACAAAACAAGAGCTTCCAGACATATGCAAGTACAATCATGGCGACATTGTTAGGCGGTTAGTAATGCCACCTCAACCAGTGCAACCTCTTAACAAAGAAGTGCAAAGCCAAGTTGTTTGTAGTTGGGAATATTTTCGAGTTACAACTAAAGGTGATGGGGAACAAATCTGGAAAGAATGGGAGAAAATTGAACCGCCAAAGCCTACATTTTCAGCTTATTTGAGTAGAGAAGAGATTAAAGCATATGGCAAAGCACCTAACGAGATTATTGCTGCAATCCCATTTGAAGAGGGCACATCATGACACAAACATGGACAAACAATGATCGCGATCGCATCGTGAAATACCTCAATCTCACACGCGATTACTACACTCTAATTGAAAGCACTCTCACAACCTACGAAGACACCTACGGAGCGAGTGCCATAACTGAGGTACAATCTAAGCTTGATGGACTTGACACATACAAGACTACTATCGATACTCAAATGACCGACGGCAGTCTTGGGGTAACCAGTCAATCCGTTCCATCGTTCTACAGTATTACAAAGCAAAGTGGCTCCGATCTTAGAGCTACAATGGCTTTATACAATGGCGATCGGCAATGGCTTATCGACAATTTGCAACTACAGAATTATGCGAGTCTATCAGGAAAACATACTAGAGCTTGAATATGCGATTTAAATTTAGAAACTATTTCTACCAGAACGAAGAAAGTGGCGCTGACTCTACGGATGGCGTTAGCAGTGGTGCAGGGGATGAAGTGACTCCCCCAACTAAAACCCCTGTCAAAACAGGGGAAGAGGACAAGCTAGATTACACACTTAAAAAGGTTCGCAAGGAGCTAGAAGCAGCACAAAAACTAGTCAAAGAAAAGGATGCTCAGCTTAAAGAGCGTGAACGTTTGGACGAAGAAGCGAGAGCTAGGGAAACTGGCAATTACGAGCTCCTAAAGAAGCAAACAATCGAGAGTGCTGATGCCAAGGTTGCAGCAGCCGAAAAAAGAGAGCGTGAGGCTTTAGAAAAGCTTGAAGCCACTGAAAAAAGCAAGAAAAACACCCTGAAAAGGAGCGAACTAAAAACAGCTTTTAGTCGCGTTTTCCATGAGGATATTGTTGAAGATCTTTTGGCTAACAAGAAGTATTTAAAACTAATTGACATTGTGGAAGATGAAGAAGGTGATTATGAGGTAATTGTTTTCCAGTCTGAGAAAGATCAAACTCAACGGTTTAAAACTGTTGATAAAAAGTATGTGCCTTTCACTCTTGCCGATTTGGTTGAAGAGATTGCATCCAAGAAACCTACAGCAGCAAAGCCACTTAATCGCGCTAGTGGTGACAACATTCCTAATGGCAGTGGCAAGCGTCAAACCAGTGATTTTAACCGCACAGCCGATCCGATGGACTTGGTAAAGAGAGGGTTAGGACTTAGCTAATTAATGGAAATCTACCAAATTAGTGGATGCTCGGACGCTTTAAAGACTTGGGTGCAAGATCTTTTTACTGAAAATGGCATTGATTATCACTTAAATAAAATGTCTGATGGATGGTGTTTCGACATTGAGCAAACAAAAAAGTGTATTTGGAAAACAACCTTTCTTAAACGACTTGCTGTTTCTAATTTAGATGATTCAGATAAACAATTCTTGTTAGGTGTTTTTTAGCTAACTCAACCAACAAAAAGCGCTGTAGTGATATGGCGCTTTTTAAGTAACAAAAATTCAAAGGAAATCATGAGTATTCAAATTGAAGCGGAAAGGCTTGCTGAAAAACATAAAAAAGCATTAATCCTAGAACTTGACGAATTGCTAGGAAAATATCGTAAATACCCTGACGGATTTATTTTTTACTTTAGAGGCAAAGATGATGAACCAGAGGAATGCAAGATTCTTAATGCGTATGTAGATTTTCAGCCAAACAAAAATATTCTTTTTGATTATTCAGGGTTTGCAATTTGGTATAGGTGTCACAGCCCTTATTGGTGTACCGAGGAAGGGACTCATTACCCTATGTCTGAGAATCTTGTGGATAGAGCTATCGAAAAATACGGGTTACATGGCCCTGCTACTGCCAAAGCTTGATAGACGATTAACAGGAGGCATTGACGCGATCGCATACCGTAAACAGTCGATGCCATGCGTCACTTGGTTATCTGCTTCTTCTTCTGTGATATTGCCATACTTATCCTTCTTGCGGTGATACGATTGGCACTCCTCAAAGAACTGAGGCAATGTATCGACAATTTTGATCCGTTCGTGGTAGAAGTCGCTACTCATTAAGTCAATACCCTTAATAAAGTCGTTTACCGCGCCCCTAACTTCTGAGCAGTAATTCTTAAATGGTTCTTTGAATACTTGCCCCTCTTTTGGTTTCCACACTCGTAATGATTTGATTGCGTCAGGTCGAGATGGGTCACCAAAAGCGCGATTAACCTGCCATTTCATCGCTAATTTATGGCACTCGTATAAAAAGTCATCTTCTAATATTGCCTGACCCTGCATTGTTCTAGGTACGCGCCACTCGTCAACGACAAACCAGTGATAAAAGCCATCTTTGATAAAGGCGCAAACTACCAAGGCTCTAGGATTTACCGCGCCCCAGTCTACCGACAATATGCGATAAATGAAATCTTTAGGTAAGTCGCGATCGCTGATGACATGGCGATCGCTTAACGTTTCAAAAAACTGCCCTTCAAAAGTTTCAAATGATGCTTCCATCTCTTGACGGAATAAGCGGGGGGATAAGCTTTGTCTAAGTAGCTCAATGTCTTCTGGTTTAAGGATCGGATTATCGGCACTCTTATATTTAAACGCTTGCCATACCCTAGGATCGGCAACAAGTGCGTTTTGATAAGCCTCATAGGTATGATTAACCTTGCCCTTGGGAGTATAAGTTAATAGCGCTGTACTGCCTTGCGTATCAGATAGCGCAGGTTGAATAATCTCTGGAAAAATACTTGCTTTCCAGTCTTGCCACTCATCACCGCCAAAATGCCATAGACGCAAACCACGAGCGCGATCGCCGTCACCATCGTTAAGTCCCATGATCATTAGATCGGGCATATAGAACTTATACGGATCGGGATTCTTGAAGGTAATTGTAAATTCTGATTTACTGACATTCTCGACTGCTTTATGGTTGCGTAAGGTGTTTAGCAACTGCTTCCATAGCAGCCTACGAGCCATAACCAAGGTAGGAGCAGCTAACACTACTACAGGCGGCGCTACTGGGTTATATGGCGCACCAACCGCAACGCGCTCAAGGGCTTTGTATATCTGCAAGATGGTTTTACCAAAGCGCCGCCCTGATACTGCGATCGTGTATTTGGCTTGGCTATTCGCTATCGTTTGCTGGAGGGGGTGTAGTTGAAGCTTCTTCTGCTGTTGCGAGTATGTCCGAGAAAGCGCCGATCGGTTCTGTCGGTTCAAACTGTTCGTTAACGTCGCCAGTCCCATTTTTAAGCAATTCCCTAAGCAGATTTTTAAATTGTTCTATTCCCCTAGATGCAACTACAGCAAATTCGGGCGGTAGCACTTCATTAGTAGCTAAAAAGTTAATAGCGTCAATGATATCCATTTTAGGCTTTTCGCCGCCCGTTGCAAATATGCCAAGCTTATCAGAGTACTCGTAAAAAGCGATCGCATCCTTCACGCTCCATTTATCCGTAGGCATAAATATTTGAGTACCATCTTCACTTGTCTCTGGTCTGAGTAATGGCACTCTAGCGATGGTGTCAGCTTTTTTGATGAGCTTATCGCGCCGATTCCATGCATCTCTTTCCATCTGCAAACGACGATTTAATCGCTCTTTTTGCAGCATGATTGACTCTTTTTCTAGCTCGTTATCGTCAAAAGCGCTGCAACGCTTAACCCATGAGTATTTAGATGACCATCGCTCTACAATTATGCGAGAGCCATGACCTAATTTAAGCCTAACTTTTTCAGCACTCCTATCGCGCCCCATATCCCTATAGATACAAAAAGCCGCCCAACTTTTGTCTGTTTCGTTGGGCTGGCGATCGTACGGTTTGGATTTTGGATTTGTGGGCATTAAATCTTATTCAAATTAGCTTTTTTCATTCTACCCATTTAACGGATGTTTGTCATAAATCTCAATAAAAAATAATTTCGATAAGGGGTTGACAAATGACGATAAGGGGTTTAATATATAGAAAGTTAAGAAAACAAACAGACAAAACAAAGCAATGAACGACTTAATCACAGCACTACAAAACGCAAACGAAAATCTGAACTTCTGGAAAAACGAATACAAAGAAGCTTTTGTTACTGAAATTGACTGCTACGACGATGAATGCCGCGCACATGTAGTAGAAAACCTTGAGTTAGCTAAAGCTCAAAGAAAAGCAGCACAAGCAATGGTTAGAGGTTACTAATGACTAAACCAAAAGCAGACACCGATCGTGAATATAGGGATCGGTGTAAGTTAGATGTATCACATCGCTATTGTGTAAATTGTCAGAAAAAGCTACGGTACGATTGCAAAAGAGATACATGCAAAAAATGCGATCGCAAAAGTGGAGAGCATCAAAAAAGAATGTATATGCAACGTAAATTAAAAGCAGCTATCTAACATAGATTCAAACGCCGCCGTATCATTTTTTATACCAATACTTTCCTTATACTCATTCCACCGTTTCATTGTGCCACTGCCAACGACTATCGGTATGGGTTGCTTATTGCCACCACTGCGATCGCTTGCGTATGCGGGAAGATTATCGTTGTCTGAGAACTTGAGAAAATCAGGCTCTTGATGATCGATGATTTCTTGCTTTTGCTCTGCTAATTTTGCGAGTTCATCATCAAAATATAAATCGCTGAGATCAATCTCTTCATTAATTTCAACTAATAATTGAATGTCGGGATTCCAATCAAGATGTGGAATCCTATTAGCTGCTACGCCTAACTCTACAGCCCTTGGATCGTCTGCTGTCTCTATATCAGTCCGAACATGAACGACAGGCTTAGAGCCATCGGTGTAGACAAAGATCGGCTCTACTTCATCGCCAAAAATATCTAAACAATTTGCGAGTGTATTGCTACCGTCAAAAGCTTCTAAGTTCTTAGCTACGGTTATCGCACTAATAACGCCGTTTTTGCGTATTGAGTGTTCTAGCATTCCCGTAGCTCTTACATCGTGCAAGTTAGCATTTTTGCGCTGTTCCCTGACATCTGAGAGCTTGGCTTTACTTTTCGCCATAAATCAACATACGAATTTACAGCGATTGTAGCATTATCGCGCCCCTTGATGGCGATAT